TCAGTTTAAACGCTACCAGGGCAAAAGCGGAATGAAGTCCGGAAAGATGGTGACGGCTATCCGCAAATGGATCATTAAAGAAGGACTAAAGGGGAGGGGCAAAGAGAATGCACACCCGAAGGCCACCCGTAGAGATCAGGCCCGGGCTAAGATCACCGATACCAGCACAAGGACAGCGATCATCATTAGCAAGTCGGTCAGGAAGAAAGGTCTAAAGCCTTCGCACTTCTGGACAGATACCCAAAAGGAAATGCAGGGGAAGATAAAAGATGCTTTAGGCAAGGCCCTTAAAGTCGATATCATAAACAACATTATACCAAATGGCAATAGTAATAAATAGCGCACCGGCCAGTTATAGCAGCCTACACGGTGATCTGATCTTTACCGTCTACGAAGCAACCAAGGCAACCGACCCGGTGACCTATCCTAATTATAAATACGTCTGTGATGTGTACATAGGCGGCACCCTGGCATTCAGGGCTAAGGCCTTCCCGAACCCTACCAATAAAAGAGGGGTGTTCAACATTGCGGCCATCGTTCGTAATTACATGGCCATGCAGTTCAACCCTTCAGGCGCTGGTGTACTTACGCAGCAGCTGGGAAGTACTGAGTTTTACCTTGATGTGCAGTGCAAGTTTGGGGAAGAGTACAGTTACACTCTTTATACCAACCTGTTAACGGACAGCACCCGCCGCTTTTACAGTCATTACAATAACCAGATTTACAGTACTGCAACGATCTTAGGCAGTTATGTTGATGCTATAGCCTCTAACCGGCCTTACCTCAATTCGCTGCTTTACACCTGCTCTAAATTCTTTGTGCCCTACTTTTCAGTAAACGGCACGCTGGGACTAAGCGTTACGGCTTATACGGCAACCGGCACCAGCACCAATGCAACGCATACCTATGCGCCAACCGCAGGCAGTTTGCAAATTCTGAACCTGTCACCCGCTGCGATCAATACAGACATGCCGGGACTGATCACAACTACGACCGATTACTATATTGTTACGATCAATGGCACGCTTAACCTGCGCTTCAATATCGCTGATGAACGGATTTTCACGCCTTATACCATTCACTTTATGAACCAGTTGGGAGGGGTAGAAAGCATAGACTTCAGAAAGCTTTCCCGCAAAACCTATGATGTAGAAAAGAAAAGCTATGTGCAGCAACCTTTCCGGATGGATGGCAGCGGTGCAATCAGTTATTCCAATGCCGCCGGCGTGGTATATGAAACGGGTACGACCTACAGCAGCCAGTTTAAGCAAAAGATGCGGCTGTCAACTGAACTGCTGACAGATAAGGATTGGAAGTGGCTCAAAGAGCTGGTATTCTCGCCGCTGGTGTATTTGCAGGATGGCTCCTATATAGTACCGGTAAGCGTGACAAACAACAACTATGAAGAGATCAAGTTTGTCAATGAGAAGGCTATGAAGCCACTGGTAATTGATATTGAGTTTGGAGTACAATTAAATGCGCAGTACCGCTAAAGTAACGCACTCATGATAACAGAAATGTTCATAGAAGGCCAGCAGGTAGATGTGTCGGAATACTTTTCGACCCTGATCACCTACGCCATTGATGATATCAAAGACTTCTCTGCCCGCAATACCTCCTTTTCCAAAACGATTGTGTTGCCTGGCACCGCTAGAAACAATAAGATCTTTGGCAACATCTTTGAAATGGAAGCGGCCAATCCTTACAACGATGCCATCCCTAACGTGCTTATCAATTTCAATGCTGCCAAATCTGCCGGGTGTTACATCTTTCAAGATAACATCCAGGTATTCAAAGGTGTGGTAAGGCTCCTAGAGGTCATTGTAGACAAGGGAAGAAAAGAATATGAAGTGGCGGTATTTGGAGAATTGGGAGGGCTTGCCGCATCCCTGGGCAATAAGAAACTGGAAGATTTGGATTTCTCTGCCTATGATCAGACGCTTAGTGTGGCTAATATTATAGCCAGTTGGGATAACGCCAGTGGTGCAGGACTGTTCTACCCACATATTGATTATGGCACGTACAGCACCGATAAACACAACTGGCAATACCGCACCTTTCGGCCTGCGCTGTTTGCAAGGGAATATGTTAACAAGATCTTTGCCGCTTCTGGTTACCGCTACCAATGCAGCTTATTTGATACGACCCGGTTTAAACAGCTGATCATTCCGCACAATCAAAAGCGCCTGACCCGGTTAGGCAATAGCTTGTTTACAGCGGAACGGCACACCTTTTATTCAATGATGGGAGAGGATCCCGGGCATTCGGCTCAGATTAATTATGTATTTGATAGCTTTTCCAGCTCTGTCTTTTCAACTACAGACAATGCTATCTATAAATATACAGACACAGCGGCCATTTCTTCAGCGGTTATTGAGATCAATATAAAGGGGGATATGCTCTCCCCTGGTTCTGACTTCGAATTTGCAATCTTCAAAAATGCTGATATTAGCCCTTTGACGGTTATGTATTTGGGAGCTAGTGATGATGCGCCTTATGATGTCACCCTTACGGTGATCACATCACTTGCAACGAATGATACCTTTAGACTTCAGGTTGCAAACCCGGGATCTGTTGATTATGGCTTTCAGATCACCGGCACCAGCGCCAGTTTTAAAGTTAGCACTTCAGCTGTCGTACAAATACCGATTGCTTTAGGCGATACGGTGAAAATAAATGAATCCATCCCTAAGAACATCCTGCAAAAAGATTTCTTTTCCTCTATCGTCAAACTATTCAATCTGTACGTTTATGAGAGTAGGGACGATGAAAAGCTTTTGAACATCACGCCTTATGTAGACTTCTATGATATTGATCCAGGGAATGCGGTGGATTGGTCATCGAAACTAAACCGAGATAAAGCCATTCGCATTAAGCCCCTTTCAGAACTAAACAGCCGGTATTATAATTTCTCTTTTAAATCCGACAGTGATTATTACAACGACCTATACACCAAACGCTACAACCAGAACTACGGCGATTATAAGTATGATAGTGAGTTTGAATTTGCTCAGGAAGAGGATAAGGCAGAAGTGATCTTTTCAGGTACGCCGCTGGTGGGGTATACAGGAGAGGATAAGGTTTATTCAACTATTCTAAAGCAGACAGGCAGCACAACCATTGTTGAGGAAAACGTTGATAGCAATATCAGGATTCTGCAAACAAAGAAAATTACCAGCGTTTCTTCCTGGGATATGTTAAACGGGGCAACAGTTCTGGGATCATATACTTACTATGGTTATGCCGGGCACCTGGATGATCCCAACGCACCCGCAAATGATATCCAGTTTGGCGTGCCAAAGGAATTGTTTTTTAATCTTGTCACCGGAGCTTTGCACGTTAACCAGTTTAATGTGTATTGGTCTCCTTACATGGCAGAGATCACAGATAAGGATAGCAGACTCTTAACGGCAACCTTTAGGCTCAATGCAAGGGATATTTATAACCTTGACTTCTCCAAAATGGTGTATCTGGATGGAGGGTTATACCGGCTGGTAAAAATTGAGGATTACAATGCATCCCGGGAAGATGAATGCACCGTAACCCTCCTAAAAGTGATCCAGACGCTTTATTAACCTAAACGTGCGGCACGATTCAACCGCTCGGCTCTTTCTCTGTTGTTTTGAATATCCTTATCTACAACGAAGGTCCGGCCACTGGCAGCGTTACCAATGCCATTAATAGATTGTTGATCCAGTTGGGTTGTTCCTACCTGTAGCTTTGGTTGTAGGGGTGCAGCTGTTGCAGAAGCTGCCGGCGCACTGCCTCCGCTGCTCTGTCCTGGTATTTGGGTTGAAATGATCTTTTGCACTGAGGCAATACCTGCCGCGATCACACCAGCAGCACCGACAAAGCCAAACATACCACCTTGCGCCAGTGCCTTTGTTGCACCCTGATAAGTATTGATCAATGATGTAGCAATAGCTAGGCCCTTGCCTACAACCGTTTGCTTTCCTACCAAGTCACTGATGGCACCCAAAGCATTGCCTACAGTGTCCATATCAGCAGCCCTGGCTTCGGCTTCTGCCTTGCTGATCGCTTTGCGCTGCTCTGAGAGTTGGGCTATTTCCTCATTGTGCTTAACTTCAATCTCACGTTTCTTCAGGGCGTTGTCACCAGCTGCGGCAAGGTCCATCTGGTAATACCACTCCTTTAACGCCATCTGCCCATCCAGTTCCTGCTTTTGAATGGTCAGGTTCTTTTTATTCTGGTCTGCCCTCAACTTAGATTCCCGTAGTTCCAATTCCCGGCGCTTCTGGTCATCGGCTTCTTTTTGTGCGGCCTGCTTCTCGTTTTCCTGCTTTTGCTTTTCAGCTTCTTCTTTTCGATGCTCCTCGTTAATGGCGTTGATCTTATTATTATAAGATCGGTTCAATTCTGCCATTAGTTCATTGTGCTGCGCCTGGGTAAGTCGCTTAGCTCGTAAGTCAGCATCAATAGCCTGCTTTTCTTTGGTAAAAGAAATCTCCTGTTCTTTTAACTTTTTTGCCGTGGCATCATGGATGGAGGCGAGTATATTCTCATTGTGCAGGTTTTCAAGTTTGTCCAGGAATGCCTTATGCTCTGTCTCTTTACGCTGCTCTTCTTCCCGGGCTTTTGCTTTGGCCTCCTTTTCCTTATCAGCTGCTTCTTTTCTAGCAGCGGCACTTTCAGCGACCTGCTGTTTTTCCAGGTTGGCAATTACCTTGTTAGTCCGTACACCTTCAAGGGCATTCTCCTTTTGTGTATCATAGATCTTCTTTTGCAGTTCAGCGATTTCCTCAGCGTTCTTGTTCTCACCGTCCCGCTCCATTTTCAACCGCTGAATCTTCAGGTTGGATATTTCGGTTGTGCGCTTCAGGTCATCCTCTGAATTTTTAATCTGTTCCTGTCTTAGCTGTTTGGCAGCAGCCAACCTTTCTTTGATTGGAGTGGATTCATCATTGAGCTTTTCCCTAAGTAAAGCCAAGTCTCTTTCCCTTCTGGCACGATCTACATCGTCTGCCACCTCTTCCCGGTGCAATTGCTGCAGGCGTGCGCTGATTTGTGTGGCCTTGTCATATACCTTGCTGATCTCGTCACCAACGCCAGATATGGCAGCTTTGGCATCATGGAAAGCGCCTTTCAGATCACCGGAAAACAGTTTGATGATCGCGCCGCCAAAGGACATGATCCTGTTGTACAGCACTTCAACAACAGCCTTTAGACCGTCGAAGATTTGTTCGACCTTCTCCGCGCCCTCCCTGGTCGATTTGAATGCATCATACAGGAACTTCAAACCGGCAACAATGGCCGCAATCAGTAGTACGATAGGATTGGCCATGAGTGCCTTTAGTGTACTACCGAAACCTTTTACCCCTTCTGAAGCAGTGTTGAAGGCAGGGATGGAGCCGGTAACCTGGTTCTTTAAAACCGATATGGCGGCACCCTGATCTTTGAAGGTGGGGTTTAATTGCTCATTGGCCTGCCTTAGCTTTTCAAGCGCCTTGCGGTGTTCCTCACTTCCAACCTTTGCATTATCCAGCTCCTGCTTGTACTGCTTAATGTTCTCGCGTACTTCTTTTATGGTGGGGGCGGTATTGCCGGCATCGACCTGTATACTGGCACCTACAACGATATCAGACATGGATAGCTTTTAGGTATAGTGTGAGCTTACCCGCATTTGTTCGTGTAAATCGAACGATTTGCCACCCTGCCACATAATAGGCATGGAGTTTAATAACCTTCCCTGTTACCAGCTTCAGATCGATCCTGACGAAAAAAGCAATGTGCAGGTTGATTATGTGGCGTTGGTGGATATGCCAGCCATTGAAAAAGATTTCCTGGCTTTTTCCGGTACGGTCAAGCCTTTGCGCTTTGAGGTGCAAAATGAGGACCGCCGTATTATCTCAGGTCCTGCTATGCTGGCCAATGTGCCCATTTACAGGCGTGATCCAGAGATGGGCGAATACTACGTTGTGTTTTCTCCTGAGACCATTTATGATATCGCACAGAAGTTTTTCGCCAAGGGCTTTAATCAAAACTTCAATCTGATGCACGACCCCAAAGAGAAGGTGCAGGGGGTGAACGTGTTTGAATCCTTTATAGTCGATAAGAGCCGGGGTATTCAACCCATGGCCGGTTTTGAAGATGCGCAGGATGGATCCTGGTTCATTTCGGCCAAGGTGAATAATGATGAAGTGTGGAATAAGATCAAGGCAGGAGAGGTGAAGGGCTTCAGCGTTGAGGGCTTGTTCCAGTATAAGAAACCGAAGCTTTCACAGGATCAGGTATACGCTAAGATCCAGGAGCTTTTAAAAAATCTTGAATCATAAATCGTACAACCGGAACTAACTGCACATTATACACAGACATAACTCATACTCAGTTTATGGCAAATAAGATCGAAGAAACTTTAAATAAAATCAAGGCGCTGTTTGCAGACATCAACCCTGCACCAGCGCCGGCCCCTGCTCCTGCACCCGCTCCAACTCCTGCACCTGCTCCTGCGCCGCCAGCTGGCAACACAACCAGCACAGCGCAGTATGATGTAGATGGCGGGGTTCCTGTTTTTGTCAATATCGCTGATGACAACATTGCGGATATCGACCAGGGAGATAGCGTATTTACTGACGCTGCCTGCACTGCTCCTTATCCTGATGGTACTTATAAAGTTACTGGCACCGATTTCAGTTTCACTGTTGCCGGTGGGGTTGTAACATCTGTTCAAGATCCTGACGCTAAAGGCCCCGGCACTCCTAAGCAAGATACTCCGCCTGCGCCTCCTGCTCCCGATTTTTCAACTCCTGAAGCCATGCGCAAAGAGTTTGAAAAGTTTGGCAGTGATACGCCAAGCCTGCAAACATTGGCCGCAATGGTGAAAGCCATTTTTGAAAACGTGTTCCAGTGGCAGTTGAGGGATGCAAAAGAAAAAGAGGCTATTGCCACCTACCAGGAAAGTTTTCAAAAGCAAGACGAGACTATTAAGGGGCAAGCAACCAAGCTGCAAAAACAGGAAGAGATCATTAAAGGTTTGTTCGAACTGGTTGAGGAACTAAGCCTGGTACCAAAGGATAACCCGGTTGAAACCCCAAAAACTGGCTTTAACAGGCAGTCGTTTGAATCGAAAGAAAAGAAGCTTGACGCCATTGCGAAAGCAGCCAAGGCACTAAAAGAAAATAAGTAAACCGTCCCAAAGTAGCAATACAAGGGATTCAAATAAGTCACTAACCCTCTAAAAACATAAACATGGCATTTGATATCTCCGCATTAGCGGCCTACACCAAAGAGAATCAGGATTCGCTGATTGTGGCAACGATCTTCAGCGCCAAAACGCAAGAGTTGATCCAATCAGAAGGTAATGTATTGTCAGAGGTTAAATCCGCTGAACAGATCAACGTAATGGACACTGATGCCGTTTTCCAAGCTGGCGGCACTTGTGGATTCAACTCTTCTGGTACAACTAATTTCACACGCCGGACTCTTACGATTGGTAAGATCAAGGTGAACGAAAGCTTGTGTCCTAAAACTTTGCAGTCTACTTACCTGCAATTGAAAATGAAGGCCGGTTCTCGTCCTGATGCACCGCCTTTCGAGGATGTGTATTCTAACCGCAAAGCTTCCAAGATCGCCAAGCAATTGGAGATCGCTTTATGGCAAGGTGATACTAACAGCGGTAATGCCAACCTGAGCAAGTTCGATGGTTTTATTAAGTTGATTGACGCTGCTGGTCTGGCTGTGGCTTCCAACGCCAAAAAAGGTACTGGTACTTTCACTTCAACCACTGGGTCTGCTTCCGTAACTGGTCAAAGTTCCAAATTTACCACTGAGGTTGGAGTAGGCGATAAACTGTATTCTGGCTCTGTGCTGATTGGTACAGTGCTTTCAATTGCCTCTGACACCTCGTTAACCCTTGCTGCCAACGGTGCTGCTGCGGTAACTACTGCTGCTTATACCATTGTGCCGGCTGCTTCTAAATCCTTTGCTTCTCCTGTGCTGGCTACAACCGGTATCACTAAGACGAACGTAAGGGATATTGTTACCAACATCTGGCAGTCTATCCCTGCTGATGTAAAGGGTAATGATGATATCCGCATCTTCTGCGGATGGGAAGTGTATGAGCTGTGGATTCAGGCTTTGATTGACGCCAACCTGTATGCCTACAGTGCTGACAACAGCGCTCAGAAGTCAGGCGAAATGAAGATCCCTGGTACTCAATATACGCTGACCGCCGTTCATGGTCTGGACAGCACCAACCGCCTATATGCACTGCGTATGAGCAATTTGTATCTGGGTTGTGATATCCTTGGCGAAGAGGACAAGTGGGAAATCTTCTTTGCAAAAGAGGCAGATGAAGTGCGCTTTGTGGCAGAATGGAAAACAGGTGTGCAAGTGGCCTTCCCTGCTGAGATTGTGCAGTTCACCCTGGCATAATATAAAAGTAATCAGGCGGTGTAACAGCCGCCTTTCTTTCACCCCTTTAATGAATTCAAAATGAGTTGTGCTTTAACGCAAGGATATGTTTTGGACTGCCGCGATAGCATTGGCGGTTCTAAAGAGTTCTATATAATAGAATTCGACAACGTTTCTGCCATTACCCTTGCAGCTGGTGTGGTGACAGCCATTACCAAGCTATCCGGAAAGCAGTTCTATAAGTATGCGCAGGTAAAGCAAACCTCTGAGTGTGATGAGGCACTTACCACATCTGAGGAGAATGGCTCTGTTTATTCCAAGCAGACTGTTAAGATTGTTTTGAATAAACGCCAGGCCACGGTACGCAATGAGATCATGCTGTTAGCTAAAAACCGTCTGATCATTATTGAAGTTGACCGCAATGGTCAAGCCTGGATCTATGGCCGTCAAAATGGTGTGCTGCTGGATAGTGGTGCTGCCAAATCCGGTAAGGCCATGGCCGACCGCAACGGGTATGAACTTCAGTTTGGAGGTTTTGAACCTGAACTGGCTGAAAACGTGCAGGCTTCCCTTATTGCTACTTTAACCACTCCTGGTCCATAATATTTCTCTATCCCGGAATTTCCAGCTGTTTGCAAAAGCTCCTGTTTCTACAGGAGCTTTTTTATTGTGCAGTCGGTACAAAATAGCCATCTGCCACACTATCAGTATGCTCCTACTTACGCAGGGTAAAACAGATGATCAGATTGTGGTAACGCTTACCGAAAAGGCTACCCTTACCAATCCTCATTACTTGTTTGTATTTGAGCATTTCACCACAAAGGAAATCGTGCGGTTTGTGGCCGGTCCTGACCAAAGCCTGTACCCTGCTCGGTTCAATGCTTTTGCGATCAATACGGCCTCACTGTTTGCAAATGCATCTGTAGGCCAATGGAGCTACAAGGTTTATGAGCAGGCAAGCGCAGTGAACACAGATGAGGCAGGACTCAACGAAGTGGAAAACGGCCGCATGCGACTAGATAAGAGCGGCAATTTCAGTTATCAACAGTACGAACCTTCAACCAACTATAAGGCTTATGGCGGATAATGCGCAGGTCATAACAGTAGAATTGAACTTCTCAGACAGTAAGTTACCTGAGTTCAAAAAGGTAAATAATAAGCCTTACATCTTGTTTGGTGAGGATGACAAGTACCCTGATTTTATTTATAGCCTGTTCAGGAAGTCACCCAAACATGGCGCCATTGTAGGAGGTAAGAAAGATTACATTTTTGGAGGCGGTTTAAAGTCAGATGATCCAACTGCAACGGAATGGTTAAAGAAAGCGAATAGTTCAGGTGAGACATGGAACGATATAACAGGGAAATCCCTACTGGACATTGAAATATTTGGCGGCTTTTACTGGCAGGTCATTTTTAATACTGCTGGTGCCATCCAGGATATTTATCATTTGAAATTCAGGAAGGTTAGGAGCAATGAAGAGAATACTGAGTTTTATTACAAACGGAATTGGGCAGACAGGAAAGAAGAAATAAAAATCTTCCCGGCCTTTGATCCGGATGAGCCAAAAACATCTATCTTCTTTTTTTCTGAAGAAGGCCCAGATGAAGGCCCTTATTGCCTTCCTGGTTACGTCTCTTCCAACAACTACATAGAGGCTGATGTTGAAGTTTCCAAGCACACGCTGACCAATTCAAAGACAGGATTCAGCGCCTCTAAGTTCATTAACTTTTACAACGGTGAACCAGCAGAGGATAAGAAGAAAGTTATTGAGCGTAGGTTCAACGAGAAGTTCACCGGATCCGAAGGAAGGAAGATCATTATTGGCTTTAACAACGACCCAAACAAAAAGCCAACCATTGACGATCTAGGTTCTAGCGATCTGACTAAGGAAGATTTCAAAGCGGTTGATGATCTTATATCTTCTAATATATATGCTGGCCATAGAATTACTTCGCCGATCCTTTTCGGCATTAAAGAAGAAGGTCAGTTAGGAGGCC